GTGTTTAACTCCTCTGCAACTTACACAATTATGTGTTCCTACAATAGTAACAATAACACCTTTATTACCTTCAGTAATTTTATCTACTGCATTGTGAATTGCAGATGTAAGTTGTTCTTGAATGGCTCCTCTACGACCAAATAATTCTACGATTCTGTTTAATTTAGATAAACCGATTACTTGGCCTTCTTCCCCTGCAATATAACCAATGTGAACTACACCTCCAATTGTTTGGTGGTGGTGGGAGCACATTGATGTAAGTGGAATATTACGTTCAATAATAACTCCATCATAACCATCACTAGGAAAAGATGTAATGGGTGACATTGCTGTGTAACGACCTGCCCATAAATCATTTACATAAGCCTTAGCTACACGTCTTGGGGTTTCCATTGAGTTAGGATCATTTCTCCAATCACATTTTAGTGCGTCTAAAAACTTGCCATATGCTTTTTCAGCTTGGTCAATCATTTTTTGTTTTTGCTTATCATTAAATGGGAACCCTTCCGCAACCCCATTTGCAAAACCTGTTTGTACCACTTCTAATTCTTCGTGGATTTTGCGTCTTTCATTTTCCATCATATTGTATAAATTGTTCCTAAATTCCTATTATGTCCATTTTCATCATCCATGCCATATCCTATATACCAAGGATCAAACATAGAATCCGTATCTTGTTTCAAGATATGGAGGACTTTATCGAAATCCAAATTTTCTTTATAAATTGCTGCAACAGGAGTAATAGTTTTAGGTTCTTTTACTTGTAAAAATTTAGATACAGCTTTCATTGTATTACCTGAATCTAAAATATCATCTACAAGATAAACATGTTTATTTTTGATTTTGGTTTCTAAATCTTTAGTAACAACTAAGTCACCTTGTTTTCTACCATAATACGATTTACAACGGATAAAATCAATCTCAATAGGTATATTGATTTGTTTTACTAAATCGCTAAAAAACATGAATCCCCCATTTAAAATACAGACAAGTACCACGGGTACAGGGTCATTCCTATGTTCATCATTTATTTTTTTAGCTAGAATCTTAATTTGAATATCTAGTTCTTTTTCAGTTATTGCTTTTTCCATTCTTCTTCTATAACTTTTTTTAATTTATCTATTAACTCTTCTACATCATCGGGTTCCATAGTTACAGCACAACATATGCAAACATTTTCTCTTATTTCTTCTAAAATTTCGAGTGCTTGTTCTTTCATTATACTCCTCTTTCAGTGTTATATGCTATAATATGATCTCTACCAGTCATGTTATAACCATGTTCAGCTACCATTTCGAATACTTTAGGATACATTTCTACTAAAGTTTCCCTAGTATCACCCGCAGGCATAACATATGTTTTATCTTTAGGAATATTCATTTTAACCCTAAAGTCTTCAATTTCAACTAAATTTTCATCTGTTCCATCCCATACTGGTTTGTAATGGTAGTCATCATGAAATTGGAGGGTTTGTTCTATAGCTTCATAATTGAGCCTAAACTTCTCATGCCGCGCGACAAACCTTTCATCAACAACTTTATCACCGGGAGTAGTAATACCCACACGAGGACGGGAATTAGAAAACTTAGGACTAAGAGATATGAGACCAATCGGATAATCGGTAGGAACAAAATGTGATCCTTCGGTTTCGATTGTAATAAGGATTCCTCTTTCATTTGCAAAATGTGTTAATTCATTTACTAAGGCAGGATGCATTGTAGGTGAACCACCCGTTAGCATCATTTCCTTTACATGCGGGTTCTCATCATAAATATTAATTATATCATTAAATGTAAATGTACCTTTCTGTGGATGGATACTCGTATACCAAGAATCACACCATCCACCTTCACCAAACCAACATCGGTGAGTACACCCGGTAGTTCGAACGGCAATAGTGGGGCGCCCGAAACGGGAACCCTCACTTTGCACGCATCGATATACCTCTAATACAGGTAATACTTTATCGTAATCTTCTATTCTCTTACGCATACTAATATTAGTTTTCAGTGCGGATGTACTGCTTACCGTTAAAAATATAAATTGTTCCAAACGGAATATCACGAGTATTATCAAATCTTTGACCCATAATATTATAATAGTTATTATCTAGTGGGCGTTGAGTGTTTTGAATTTCTCCTACACTATTTATTGAATCACTTTCACCACCATCTACAACTGTAATGGTGAATCCACTCACGAATCCATTTAACATTCCTAATGAATCTACAGAAACTGATTGGCAAAAAGTATCATAACATCCTAGTGCATTATCTTCTATAATCAAACAAAGAATATGGGGACCATCTGTGGCATACTCCCATGTAGGAAAAGGGTCATTGCTTATACCTTCGTCTCCAAAAGCCCAAGTATAAATCGCATTTGGGTTATAATCATAAATTGTAACCGTTAAAGAACCTAAGACAGGTTCATTACCTTCTACAGTCTGTGCCACATCAAAATAAGCATTACATGCACCTGTACCATTAATAGGTTGTAATACTTCATCAATTACATGTACTACTCCATTATCTGTAATAATATCAAATGTTGTAACATTAGTAGTTCCATTTAGTACAACAGCATTACCTATTGATTGATAATAAAGTGGATTATTCGTCAGTAAAGTAAGTAAATTATTAAATAAAGTATTTCCTAAATCATATAATTCATCGCTTAATACCACATCCCCTAGTACATGGTACATAAGGATCTCAGTAAGATCTGGTAGTTCAAGCAGTTGTTCAACTGGAACCCCTAATTCTTCTGCTAAAGCTATAAATGCAGCATCTGTAGGAGCAAATACTGTAAATGTACCTTCACCTTCTAAGGTGTCTTGCAATCCAGATACACTAATTGCGGCTTCAAGATAGGTGTGGTCTTCACTTCCTTCAATTACAGACCACACTGTGGATTGGGAATAACTAGTTAGGGTGATTAAAGCCAACCCAAAGGCCATTAAAACGTTTTTCATGATTTTTAGTTTTTTAATTGTTTATTTATTTGATGCTTATGCATTCTCTAATACTTTTTCTACATGGTTTCGTACAGTTCCCCAATCAACAGGTCCTGTCTCGTCTGCATACTCGACTGGATCAGGTCTTCCCACTTTAAGAAAAGCCTCAACCCTCTCCACTGATGAAGCTGATTTATAATCACTGTACCAAGTACCATCAATATTAATGGGCTTGTAACTAGTATTTGTGTTCCTATATACTTTGTCAAAGTCAAGTCCGAGCTCATCACAACACCTGGCTCCATCCTGAAGAATGTCAAACTTATCACCATCAAGATAAGGGGTAATATAGCTAACGCGCTCAGCGTCCCAATTACCTTCGGTGAAGGCTGTATAGTCAGCGTCCCTGAATTCTTGTCTACAATCAGGATAAATTGCATGATCGCCTGCATGAATACCCATTGCGATATTGACTTTTGTATCTTTTTCATTTGCTACTGATAATGCTACTGCTTGAATAATTGATGAAAATATTTTATTACGGTTAGGAACAACTGTTTCCTTCATATTATCTTGTTCATAGTGTCCTTCGGGCACTTCATCTCCACCTTCTACAAGGGCACTATTAAGCATAGGGGCCAAACCATCAAGTTTAATGGTTCCGTATTTTACTTTAGGGTATACTTTAACTAAATTCCCATCTAAATTAGGTTGAATAGCTTTTTCATTAATATAATCTACTAATGATTGGGCACGTTCAAGTTCTACTCTATGTTTTTGCCCATAATCGAAAGACAGTGCTGTTACCTCATAGCCATCTGCCAATAACCTTAGTAACACTGTGGAGCTGTCCATACCTCCACTTAATGATAGTACTGCTTGTTTATTCATTTTTTATCGTTGTTTTCTACGTTTAAATGTTGGTCTTTAGTTTCATGGGTCCAAATACCATCAGCATTATATTCATGCCAGTATACTCTATTTTTCTGGATAGCATCTTTAATATTACGTTGCCTTTGGTTTAAATTACTTTCACCACTTTTAACTTCGAGAAAATGTACTGCGCATTTTTTCTTGGATCCCATATCTGTAAACGCAATATAATCAATAGGATTACCAAAAAATCTTATATCATTAGGGTTGATTGGAAAATTTTCCATAAATGGTACATAGTGTTCGATTGTTTTTCCAAAACTAACAGCTCTAGATCTTTGATATGCATCTTCTCTAATTGCTTTTTCCTCTTTCATTTTCCACTTAGCCAATTGTGCTTCGGCCTTTCGTTCAGCAAGCTTATCATGGCTGAAATACACATATGCTGCAAACGCTAATGCACATATAGTAATTGTAATTAAGACTAAATTCATAAATTATTAATTTTTCTAAACATCTTAGTGTTGTATAAAATGTTTTCTATTTGTTTGGGGTTTATTTCGCGAGTAAAATTCTCGTCAATTTTTTCTTTGTCTTTATGTAATAAACCCCCTTCAGAATACCTAATTCCTTTTAAACCATGTATAACTGGGTTAGAAGTATCTATAGATTCTATAAATTTAAAATCCTTATAATAAAGGTATTCTTGAGGTAAATTACACCCTAAAAGATGAACTCTATCCATATCACTTATAAGTTTATCTTTATAAAGGTTAGTAATAGTTTTTAAACGACCCATCATTTTAGCTACATATGGGTTTGGGTGTTTAAAACATTCCTCAAACCAAGATGCCCCATAACTAAAAGATATTTTTTGGTAACCAAACCATTTGTATGATTGGTAGCTATTTACAAAATCTGAATATGATTTACCCTGTACAACTGCTACTTTAGTTGTATTATCAGGTACTTCTATACTTGCCCATATTTTAGCGTTTCTTACGCTATAAGTGGCATTTTCCCAGACATCGGGGATAATAAATTCGTTAGGTTCTAATTCAGAAACCCAATGTAACAAACGTGATGTATCATATGCTTCTCCTAATTCATGTAGTGAGTTATCCATAATTATATATCTACCCTTTTCTTTAGCTTGTCTAAAATAGGCCTCATATTCGGGATACTTATCTAGTAAGTGGGGTAAGCAATAATCATAATCGTTAAAGGTTTCAGATAACCCTAAAAGCTGTAAAGGTACTTCGTGTGATACTTTAACCTTCATATATAGCAGTATTTTTACCGTGTTCCATAAATTCTACTTTAGCAATCTTGACTCTCCCATCTGTTTCTTCTTGAACAAATGGATTAAGCTTATCAAAAATAAACTTAGCAAACTGTTCAGCACCAGTAGCTGGAATTTCCCTTAATTGAATTATCCCATCTTCGTCCATCTTTCTAAAATGTTCAAGATAAGGATCATCAGTTGCTACTACTGTGGTGTGATCAAACATATAATCCATCCACATTTTAGCACTCATACCATCAATTTCGGTTTTAGCACGTTTCATACCACCAAAATCCCATACCCAATTTTTTTCATCTAATTCTCCTTCGAACCAAACTCTAAAACTAACCCCATATCCATGAAGGAATCTACAGTGTGTTCCTGTTGCTTTCCATTGACGAAACACTGTACTGAATCCGTCAAATAATTTTGTTGATTGAAATTTTCCCATATTTTATTGTATTAAAGGATTTTTAGGGGGCCTACCTCGCCCACGACGTTTTATAGGCATACTTTCAAGTATAGACACATTTTTAATACCTTTAAGTTCAGCATAAAAATAGTACATTTCCTCAAGAGTGCCATCAAATTTTTCCATAACCGCAACTATATCCTCCTTTGAACCACCAAAAGTAATAGTAAATTGTTTTACAATTTCTCTAAGGCGTTTTTCTTCAGCTTCGTAACCATCTTTAATAAGTAGATTTTTACGTTTAGTATATTTTCTTTTAATGCTATTAGCTTCTGCTAGAAAATTTTGGGAATCTTTAAATAAATGACGTACTGAATTAATTTCTTCTTCAGCCCAGTGATCCTCCCACTTAGCTTGTTCAAAATATGGGGGGTAATCAAAGTCACCATTTTGGATACGCTCAATTAATGGTTTATAATGGTGAAGCATTTGGTGAGTTGGGAAACGTCTCCACCAATAAAATGGGCTACGTTTCCTGTGTGTCGGTTTCGGGGGAATTTTCTTCGCCATAACGTTTTTTTAATTCTTGTTGTAATAAGGTACTTTCTTCTTTTAAGGAATCCACATCATCCAAAGAAGAATCTTCCATTTTTTTAAAGAGATCCATAATTTTATTTAAATCTCCTAGTAACTGTTCTAATTCTTTATCTGCTTCCATAATAATGTAAATATAAAAAAGGGCTTGGAATTAACCAAGCCCCCTTTCAAAAATAGTAAAAAGTTTAAAGTTCGGTTGGGGTAAATCCTACTCTGTTTAAAAGTTTTAAAAGTGGCTCTGTTTTAAAGAAAGCACACGCTACAAAATATGTAGGTAATACCCAGTGAAAAAACTTAAAATTAAAAGTTACACCTACTACTAATAAAATAGCAAATAGCAAGTATAAAGCTCTAAGGCCTGTCCAGGCTTTCCAGTTTTTAAAGTTTAACCATTCTAATAAAAGAATACCTTTTAAGGTAGTCCATCCGTTTACGAAAAATTGTTTAATTAATTCTAACATGTTTTATAAATTTTAAATAAATATATTAACCATCACAAGAAACACATTCTGCTGTTCGAGATCCTAAATCTCCTTTAATAACAGAATCCGTTCTAAGATAGTAAAGGGTTTTAACTCCTAATTTCCAAGCTTCCATATGACATTGATTTATCCATTTAGGGGAATCAGTAGGATCAAAGCTTAGATTAAGTGATTGTGTTTGGTCGATGTATTTTTGTCTAATAGCTGATTGACGAACTAGTTCAAGTTGATTTACTTCACTAAAAGTTAAAAATACTTCTTTTTCTTCTTCAGTAAGAATATCGTGAGGGAGATTTTGTACTGACCCATTATCGGCAAGAATTTGGTCCCAAACTTTTTCAGTATTTTTATCTTTAGACTTTAGTAACTCTTCTAATTCTTTATTTTTAACGATAAATGTTCCTTTGGCACCATTAAATGTATAAATATTAGCTGGAATAGGTTCAATACCTGCTGAACAACTATTTAATCTAGAATTAGATACAGTTGGGGCAATAGCAAGTAAGTGGGTATTCCTCATACCTGTACCTTTGCACCATACAGGTTCACCATATTCTTGGGCTAATTCTCTTGATGTTGCTTCTGCTTTTTGTCTAATGTCACTAAACAAAGTATGAGTCCAAGCTGTTGATGCAATTGAATTAAATGGTAATCCTTTCTTCTGTAGAAATGAATGCCATCCCATAACTCCTAAACCAAGTGCTCTACCTTTTTGGGCATGTCTATGGGTACGAATCATTGAATCCTTGCCATTTGATTTATCTATAAATTCTTGCATGACTCCGTCGAGGAACCTAATTGAGGTTTCAACAACGTCTGTGTCTTTCCACTCATCATACTTTGCAAGATTGAGGGAGCTAAGACAGCAGATAAAGGAATGTTCTTCATCGGTGTGTAATGTTATTTCTGTACAGATGTTAGTCATAGTAACATCAAGATTATTCATTGCGTATGCTAAAGGATTGTTTTTATTAACATTATCCTTAAACATAATGTAGGGTTCACCAGTTTCGACTCTAGTTTTTAAAATATCAAGCCATAATGACATAGCTTCACTGTCTCTATCTTGTAAACGACGCATAAAAGCATCATCTACAACTACACATTGATGGAGATTAAGGCATTGTCTGTTAGGATCACCTTTAGGTCTGCGAATTTGCATAAATTCTTTAATATCAGGGTGGTTGATATCTAAATTTACTGAAGCTGCACCTCTACGAACTGAACCTTGGTTAGTTGCAATAATTGCTGAATCATAAATTTTACACCAAGGTACTACACCTTCGGATTTACCATTACCTGTAATTTCAGTTCCTCTAGGGCGAATTCGACTTGTTGAAATACCCACACCACCTCCAAGTGCTGTAAGTTTCATAAGTTCAGCGTTTGTTAATCCAATTCCCCTAATGCTATCAGGTGTATCGATACCAAAACAAGAGATAGGCAAACCCCTATCGGTCCCAGTGTTAGATAACACGGGAGAAGCAAGGCCAATCCAACCATTCCAAATATATTTGAAGAACTTATTTTCAAGCTCAGGTCTGCGTATCCTTTCGGAGATAGCTTTTGCGACTCGTCTGTATGCTTTTCTTGGTGTTTCATCTGGCAATAAATACCCTTTTGAGATAGTTGCTACACCTACTTCATCCATCCATTCGGGAAAGTCCTTTCCCTTCACCCATTGGGTGGTATCTGCTACTAAATTTCCGTCCATAATTTAAAATATTGATTCGTCCCAGGACATATTGCCCTTAGAATAGTTAGTTACTCGACTTGCAAAGAAGTCAGTGTGTTGTTTACCTGCTGATAAAGAATCAAACCATTTCATTCTTTTAAGAGCATTAGGATCAATCCCATTAACAACACCATCATAACCCAAATCTCCCATTTTAGTATTAACTCTATGTTTAATAAATGAAATTAAATCATCTTTATTACACCCTTCTAAATCACCCATTTCATATACTTTTTCTATAAAATCAAGTTCAAGTTGTAAAGAAAGTAATGCGGCTTCTGTTATTGCGGTTTTGAGCTCCGGAGTGTTGAGCTCAGGGTTTTCCTCGATAAGTGTTCTAAATAACCAGCATCCTGCATCTGAGTGCATTGATTCGTCTCTAATAGACCATTCAACAATTTGACCCACTCCCTTAAGTCGGTTTCGCATCTTAAAAGAGAGTAGTATGGCGAATGACGAAAATAAATTGACTCCTTCTGTGAAGGCAGAGAATATGGCAAGTGACTTGGCAATTTCATGCCAATCCTTTTCGCCACTAAAACTATCCCTAACAGACATAAGATTTTCAATTTTAGCCATCGTAGTTTCATCTTCGAGAAATTCTGAGAAGTCATCAAGTCCAAGTTCTTCATTTAATAGTGAATATGCTTCGGCGTGTATAGTTTCCATAGCCCCAAAAGTAGTCGCCATTGCTATGATTTCAGGTTTTCTAAACCATTTAGTCACTAACCCTGTCCAGTAGTCATTTACTACTGTTTCTGTTTGTGCAAAACCTTTTAAAATAGAACCAATTATATTTTTTTCTGTTTCGTTTAAATTTTGTTTCCAATCGTTAATATCACTCATCATTGGAACTTCTGTGTGAATCCAATGAGCTTGTTGTTGTTTAAGCCAATAGTCAGCCGCTTCGGGATATTCAAAGGGTTTATAGACAATTCTCTCTTTTTTTAGGTCTTTTTTTGCCATTTTGTCTTATGATTTCTGTTAGTGTAGTGATAAATACAGTATATACCACTAGAGATTAAATATATTTTCAGCAGCCCTCTGGAGATTTCTTCTTTCGTTTCCCGTAAATCCAGCTCCATCAGGGCCGCTTGGTTCTTCGTTACTTATGCGATCTGTAAATGTTATTTTCCCCATTGAGGTATCCATAAGAGCATTAAATGTTAAACCATCAGCTCCATATCTATTTTTCATAACATGGAATCTTCCTGTACCATTTTCTTTATCTTCTGTTTTTCTTGATAGTGAAAGGGCAAAGTCTGAAATCATAATTTTGGAATAACTTTCAGCGATTTGGTCTCCTTGAATGATATTATCTCGAGCTGCTGATCTATTGCTTTGAGATGCTGTCCAAATTGGGATTTTTAATTCAGTAGCCATACCTCTTAATGAAGTATAGATATCATCTAATCGATCTCGTTTTTCTTTTCCATTTTTGGTGTATAAAAGGTCTGCGTAATCTAACACGATAAGGTCAGGTTCAATACCTTGGCCACGACATTTATCTATATGCGCTAATATCGTATTTACATTGGCTTTACCTGCAGGATATTGTTTAATATACAACTTTCCTCGTAAGTTTTCTAATTCCTTTTTAACTTCTGACTTATGGATTTTGATATCTCCAACAGGAATCTCTGTAAAGAAGGCATCATATCTTTGACCAACATACATGTCTGAAAGTTCAAGGGTATAATGTAAAACTGTATACCCTAACTTAACAGCATGTCCTCCTAAAGCAACTAATGCCCATGATTTACCACCACCTGGGTTACCTACAAGTAAGGCAAGATCACCTGTTCCTATACCACCATTTAAAAGGTGGTTAATTTCACCCCATGGTGTTTCAATAGTATTCCTAGCTTCTTCCTTATATCGTTCCTCAATTTCATCCATATAATCATGTCCAAGATTCTTTTCTACACCTGCTTTAAGTGCATTATCAATAAGACGACGAATATCTTCATAATTCCCTATTTCAAGTAGATCAACGGAGGAAAGAAGGGCAGATTTAAGTGTTTGGTTCCGACAGAAATCAAGAAAAGTTTGTTTGACATAATCTAAATCAGGGGATTTAGTAGATTTAAATGTTTCTTTAAGTTGTTCTTTTACAGCAACTTGTTGAATTTCATTTCTAATATTTTCTACTTCAACCTTAAATACCTCCATTGTAGGAGTGGTCCTAAATTCGTTAAAATATTCAAGGGTTTTTGATATAATCCACTTATTTGCTTCATTATCAAAGAAATCAGGTGAAACTATATCTGCAACTTGTTGTAAAAATTCTTTATCCTTAACTAATACCGAGAGGGTTTTAATTTGAAAATTATGTCCGTATTGTTCTAACTTACTCATGTGTTAGTTGTGCTAAATTATTTAGTTTGAGAAAATGGTCTGTTAACCAAATATCAGGATTTTGAAGATTAGTTCCCATATAATCATTATTATAGAGATTAATAAAATCATTTCGATGGAGTAAATTCATTGGACGAGCATGTAAATCATTTATATGGATTTTAACCTGTCCTGACATTAATGGATCTTTAAGAGACATCATCTTTTCGTTGGTTTCTAGATTTACTTTATCTTCTACAATTCGCTTGTGCATTAAACTATCTTGTGTAGAAGCATAATGTACAAGATAATCAAGATTTATTTCTCTTCCAACAATCTCTGGTATTACTTTTGCTACTTTTTTAGGTC